CAGCAGTAGAGCGAGACCGGGTTGTCCCGCGCCCTGACCCATACGTCAGGGTGCGGATTCTCGAAACTGTACGTGGTCTCGCCCGACGATGACACTCACCCTCCTATGCGACGATGTAGGCGTGGATGATGACCATGCAACCGGCGTTGCCGCCAGCCTTGGTCACCTTGATCCGCAGGGTCGCGCCGGAGGCGAACTGCATGATGGCGTCGTCGATCTCGGCGGCTCGCGCGGTCGCCTTGTCGTTGATGTTCAGGCTCATCGCGTCGGTGACGGGGTTGTTGGCGCCGTCGGTGATCTGCACGGTGTTGGCCGCGCCGCCCGCGTTTCCCACCTTGATCGCCAGGGCGTCGTAGACCTCGATCTTCTCGGTGAGCGTGATGTCGTAGTCGGCCGTCGCTGCGTCCGTGATGGTGCGCCGATAGATGACCGGGATCTTGGAGGTCGCATCCGCGGAGGCGCAGGTGGCCACGTCGCCGCCCGTGTGCGCGCCCAGGGTCATGTCGTGATCCGGGAGCGTCAGCGTGCGGTCGCCAGCCAGGGCAGGAGCTACCGCGGTCACCTTGGACGTTCCGCCGCCGGTCGGCTCGAAGAAGTCCAACTGGGTGCCGCTGGCGCCGGCCATGGTGAACAGCGCCTCGATGTTGTACACGTCCTCGAGGTCCAGGTCACCGGAGGCTTGCAGGGTCAGGACGCGGTCCGCGGCCAGGGAGGCCGGGGCCGAAACATCCACCCGGGAGGTCCCGTTGTCGGTGTCCTCGTGGAACGCCAGCAGGGCTTCCTGGCCGGCGGCCGCCTCGGTCCAATGGCTGATCATGGTGAGGTCGACGTCCGTATCCGGCATCGTGATGGTGCGGGTGTTGCCCGTGGTGATGCTGGAGCACTCGAAGGCGAGCTGCTTGGTGGCGTCCGAGTCGTCCTGGATGCGGGTGGCGCTGTCGCGGAGCAGGGCGCCGTAGTCCTTGATCGTGGTGCCGTCGATGACCACGCCGCCCCCAGCGGTGATCTCGGAGATGGTGTCAGTGTAGAGCGTGCCGTAGACGTAGAGGTCGTCTCCGGCCGCGGGCGACTGCATGACGCCCATGCAGCGCCAGGTCCCCGCGCTGCTCAGATGGAACAGGCCGCACTGGAAGCGGTAGAGCGTGGCGACGGTGCCCCCGGCGTCGTTCTTGACGGTGAGCTCTTCGCCGTCGGCGTCCGCGTTGTTCTCGATCCAGCGGAAAAGCCCCGTCGCCATCACCGCCGAGTTGCTGGCCAGCTCGGCGTCCAGAACCACGTCGCGATCCGAGCCGCCCGGATCCAGGGTGAGGAAGTTCTCGTAGGTGGCATCCAGGGTGAGGTCGTCGGTGAGCGTGTACGCGTAGCCGGGGAAGCCGCATACAGGCGCGTTGCCGTCACCGATGGTCTCGTAGTTGGTGGCCGGGTTGGTGAGGGTCATCGCTTATTCTCCGCTTTCTCGCGCAGTCCTCGCACCTGGGCATCACGGACCCGGCGCGCGGCCTGCTCTTGGGTGAGGCCGAGCGCTCGGCCCAACGGACCGCGACGGAGGTCGCGACCTACGATCTGATGCGCCTCTCGGCGCCGTTCTTCCTGGCGGGCCCGGTCTTCCATCAGGCCCCCTTCTTCTTCTTGGCGAAGGTGAGAGCGACCTTGCCGCCCTTGGCGGGCACCTTCGCGCCGCGGATGCGCTCCAGTTGCTCGTCATAGACCGCCATCACGCGTTCACGCGCCTCGGTCGGCAGGGTGTTGGTGAGACCCTGCATGTTGCCGAGAGCGGTCACCGCCTCGTGCTCGAGACGTCTGATCGTGCGGGGCGACGCCGGAGCCAGGACGCCCTTCTCCACGAGCCAGCAACGGAAGCGCTTCCAGCGCTCCCTGTCGAGCACGAGCCTGGAGCGGTCGTTGCGGGTCTCGGGCTCTTCGATGGTGTACCACTTGGTAAGGAAGAGGGTCCCGGAGATCCCCGTCTTGGGGTCGGCGCATGCGCCGTCCTGACTGTAGCCGTCGCCGTCGCCCTTGGCGCTGGGGGGCAGCAGCTTGGCGGGGATCTGCAGATCGCGCTTGATGTAGGTCCAGCCATCGTCACGCGCGTTCCTGCGGGCCTTCTCATAGGCCTTCTTCGAAGGTTCGCCGTCCTGCAGCACGACGATATTGCCGACGCCCCCGACGATCTGATGCTCGGCCACGTAGGGGAGGACGTAGAGATCGCCGTCGATCTCCTCGACGGAGTGCTCTCGGATGTGGTGGCGCAAAAGGAACTTCGGGCGCGGCAGGGCTGCGATCAGCCCGGAGGCGTCGAATTCGGTCCGCGGCGTGGATCGCATGAGGTCTTGCGGCGCCGTTTGCTGTCCTGGGACTGCCATGGTGGATGCTCCTCGGGAGGTGGGCGTCCTGGAGCCTTGGGGCCCGAGGAGCCGAGTCCCCAGGCCCCAGGCGCCCGAACGCTAGTCGTTGACGCTGATGATGCGGTACTTCGGGCCCAGCGTGGTGTCGCCGAGGGCCATGCCGTACCAGGTGGTCGCGTCCCAGCGACGCGTGGAGGTGCCGGTGCCGGCGGTGCTCTCCTCGAGCACGACGCCGTAGGGAGGGATGAGCAGGGTTCCGGCCGGGTTGGCGGTCTTGCCCGCGAGGGCTCCCGTCTCGGCCACGGCCCAGCCCATGGTGCCGGGCGAGAAGGCGAAGCCGATGTGGTCGCCGCCGGACTCCTGCACGTCGTCGGTCTGGAAGATCCGCATGCGCAGCCCCAGGGGGTCGCCCATGTCGTTGTCGTCGGCGGGCACCTGCTCGAGGCGGCTGAAGGTCAGCGGGCCGCCGTACTGGATGGCGGCCTCCGCCCGGGCGCTGGCCAGCAGGTCGGAATACTGCTCGGGGTGGCGGATCGTGGTGATCGCGCCGCCGCCCTTGCCCAGGGTCTCCCGCATGTTGGCGGCGAGCTCCAGCTCCTTGGCGACGGTCCACGCCACGCCGGTCGCACTGACGCTGGGCGTGATGGTCGCGCCCAGGACGCAGAAGTTGTAACGCCAGGTGGAGAGCCAGACCTCCGGGAACTTCTCCTTGAGGCGGTCCAGGAGCACGCCCTGCATGAGGGCGTTCCCCAGCAGCTGCGCTTTGTAGGTGTTTGACCGCGCAAACTTGTAGGTTCCGCAGGTGACCGTGTCGTACCCGGTCGTGAAGCTGGTAGCCGGGACCGTGCTCGTCTCGGTGGCCACCGCAGCCATCCGAGCCGCGTAGCCGATGCCGCCGGCGCGCACGATGCGCAGGACATCGGAGCCCGAGCCCTCGAAGTTGCCGTACAACTGGGCGACGCCCATCGTAGCGGCGAGCGCGTTGAACTGGTCGGCGATCTCCAGGAGGATCTCCTCCTGGTCGAGCTTGTAGGCGTAGCCCAGATCGGTCTGAAGGCTGGAGAAGTGGCTAGGGGGCGCGATCGTGGTCATGAGATCTCCCGCTGGAGGTCATGCCCACATTCTCCGGTTTTGCGCCACGCGACGGCGATGGGCCAGTTCTGCTATTCCAACGCCCTATATCGACCAATCCTCATCTCCGGTTTTGCGCCACGCGACGGCGAAGGACCGGTCAGGGCTCACGGCGACAGCATTACAGGGCGCATCGGAGCTGTCAAGCGGGCGGGTATTTCGCCCTGTGCGCCGCGATCTGCTCCTTGCGCTTGGCGGGGGTCGCGCCCTGGTACTCCGGCGAGCTGAGCAGCGCGGCGAACGCCTCCTCTCCGGTCTTGCGCGGACCTGCGGGCGGCTCTCCGGTGCGTCCGGGAGGGGCGGCAGGAGGCGGATCGCCGGCCGGGGGGGGAGGGGGCGGATCGCCGTCGGCCGACGGAGGCGGATCGCTCGGGGCCTGGAAGAACATCTTGGCCGCGGCGTGCTGCCGGGCTCCCCCCTCCTCGCCGATCCAGTCGGCGAAGGCGACCTGGTCTTTCTTGGCGACTCCGGCCTGGGACTTGTCGTGCAGGTACTGCAGCGCGTCCACCACCTCGGCATCGGTGATGCCCGCGCCCACAGCGGCCCGATAGGTCGCGTCCGCGGCGCGCACCTGGGCCAGTTCGCCGGACACGGCCTCGAGTTGGGTCTTGGCGGCATCGTAGGCGTCGGCCTTGACTTTCAGCCCTGCGATCTCGGTGTTCGCGTTCTTGAGCCGGTCCTTGACGGCCGCCTCGATGGCGGCGCTGTGCTCTTGCTCGGTGTAGGTCCTGGGTTCGTCTGCCATGGCTGGTCACTCCTCGTTGATGGCAATGGAGGCGTTGGCCATCATGCGGGATTCCTGGATCTTGCGGATAGCGATGGTCTGCTCGGCCGAGGGGGGCGTGCAGTCCAGGACCTCCAACGCGAAAGCCTTGGCGGCCTCGTTGATGCGGTGGTAGCGGTGGGGCTGGTCGCTCTTCGGCTGGTGGTAGGCGAACAGGCGTTCGATGGCTTCGGGCGTGAATCCAGGCATTTCTACTCCTCGGTTTGATTGTCAGGGCTCGTCTCTCGGGAAGGCGGAACGGGAGGCTCTCTCAGGCCGGCTTGCTGGAGAGCCTGCGCCAGGTCCTCCTCCAGCTGGGCCTGCTCCACCCGCGTTTTGATGATCGCTCGCATGGCCGCCGCTCGGCTCGTGCCGGGGTGGGCGTCGATGTAGAGATCCACATCGCTGATCAGCCCGTGCTTCTTCTCGCGGTCCTGGCGTTCCGCGCGGGCCTTCTGCTCCTGGGGGCTCTCGGGCAGCTCGTAGTAGGCCAACGAATAGCCATCTTCCGGCGTCTCGATGCCCTGGACGCGCAGCACCGCGGAGGCGATGCGGATCGCCTCCTCGTCGGTCTCCCGGAAGCTCGGCTGGACGCGCAGCTGAAACTGGCGCTTGGCCTTGGCGTGCAGGAACAGCGCCAGCCCGCTCTCCGGGGCGGCGCTCTGCCGGGAGATGTCGCTGCCGTCCACCCCGAAACGCATCAAGGCCCGCACGTCGCTTTCGGTGGCCAGCTTGCGCAGCTCTGCAAGGTGGTCTCCGGGGCTGATGGTCCACACCATGGGCGTCCCCGAATAGCCCGCGTCCTGCGAGTGGTAGACATGGGAGCCGGGCAGGATGGGCATGGATATCGCGGCGTCCTCGGTGCCGATGTTCTTGATCACTCGGGGGGGCGGCTTGAGCCCTACGCTCAGGGTGTGGGGTCCGGCGGCGTGCACTGCGGCCCGACGTACTCCGGTCCAGTACAGGGCGCCGGTCAGCGTGGCCGCATAGCTGCCGCGCATCAGTTGGTGGTTCCACAACTCGCCCGTCTTCATCCAGCGATAGATCGGGTAGGGGATGACGGCCTTCCCGTCCACGTCGCGAGCCGGATAATCGCGGCCGGCCTTCAGCTTCTCCACGGTCGCGCTGCTGCCCTTCGCCGGCTGCCCGAACTCGTCGATCGAGCCTCTCACCACCCGGTAGGCCTCCTTCCCCGGGCGGATGTCGTGCACGTCCCAGGCGTAGTACCACTCAGCGCTGTCCGGGTCCTGGCGCAGGCGCAGCTCGGCGAGGATCAGCGGCTTCGTTCGCTGCTTGTCATGAGCGAGGATGTAGACGTTATCCGGGCGCACCTGCCGGAAGGAGAGGCCGCTGGAGTCTTCGTCCCACTCGATGCAGCGCAGCCACTCCCCTACGCACAAGCAGCAGAACTGGGTCCACTGCTGGCCCGCCCAATAGTCGCCCATATAGGTGTCGACCAGCAGGTCGCCCCGGGCCTTCCCCGGGCGGATGGCGGGCACCTCGGTGTAGAGGACCGCAAGCTGGCTGCAGCCGTCGGCGAGGGCGTTGGCGGAGCCGATGTCGGGGGGGCCCCAGACCGCGATAACCTCCTCGTGAACATGCTCCTCGAACCACTTGGTTGCAATGTCGTCGTGGGTGTTCGTCGCCACCTGGTACAGATCGCACTGCTTCTGCCGCCTCCGCTCGTCGTCCGCGGTCGGCATGTAGGGGCGCTGCAGGCTTTCGGGGTCGTTGCTCATGGCGGGGGTCTCCTATCCGAATACGGTCACGCCGCGGAAGTTCTCAAGGCTGACGAGCTTCTCGAAACCATATCGCCCGGCGTCGCCCGCGTCCTTGACCGGGTCCTTGGGATCGCCGCGCCAGGTGCGGCAGAACTCGATGAAGCGGGTGCAGCGAGGGTGGACGAGGCAGCGTCCGGTGTTGCCGGGGCCCGGGCGAAGCTGCTTGAACAGGCTCTTGAGAGTACGCATCCCGTCCTCGACGCTGCCCGGGTACTTCTCCGGCTCGGCGATCCACTTGAGGTCTTCATGGCTGACCGGAGCGGCCTTCGTGGACAAGCAGCGCGCCAGGAAGCGCCTGAGCCTGGCGTTGCTCTTGTAGCGCCGTCCCTTGGTGTAGCTGGAGCTCTTGACCGCCTTGTCGCCCACCCACTCGTCGATGTTCCAGTAGGTGAGGCCGTTGCGATCGAGCATCGCCAGGATCTCTTTGGCGTCCTCGTCCTCGGTGGTGGCGCCGGTGGACGCGGTCTCGTCGATCCACCAGATCCACGGGTCCAGGGTGTGCCCATCCACCACGGCCACCAACATGGAGGCCTGCTTGCCGCTCTGGATGCCGTGGTCCGTGGCGACGCAGAGCTTGGCGCCTGGTGGCGGCCCGAGGCCGCGGCCAAGCCGGAACTCCCGGATGTTGTGGTCGCCGAACGTGGGCAGCCAGAGCCCATCGAGCTTGGGATGCCAGTCGCCGTTGACCCGCATCCCGACCTCATGGGCCAACAGGCGATCCTTCCAGCGGTCGATCTGGGCCTGGTTGCGCAGGGGGCGGTCCAGCAGGCCGCCGCGGATCGTGCAGTTGCGCTCCGAGACTCCGTGGTTGTGCTGGTGGATCTTCCCCTTCTTGACCTGGTCCTTGAGGTAGACCAGCGACGGCGACTTGGGGGTGGGCGTGAAGCCGATCCGCAAGAGGCCGTCGAAGTGGGCGATCCTGGCCAGGGCCTCGCCGTAGACATCGCTGGGGGGCGGCTCGTCCAGGACCAGCAGGTGCACGGAGTCGCCCATGATGGCCTGGGCCCCGGCCTCGTAGGTGCTGAAGTAGATGAGGGCGAGCAGCTTGCGCTGGTCAGGGGGTTTGGCCACGTCCTCGGGGGTGGCATAGATCTCGATGAACTGGTTTTTGTGGCCCGTGAAGCCGCAGCGACTCCGATAGCTGACCTCCGGCGAGACCCGGTCCTTGGGAAGCGCGGCCCAGAGCTTCTCCAGCAGCGGATCCATCTGGGCGTAGCTGTAGCCGATGACGAGGATCTTATAGGGGTGCGCCCACTTGCCGCAGACGGGCATCCGGCCCTGAGCGAAGAGCGACGTGAAGCGGGCGAGGCTATGGCTCTTGCCCAGTTGGTTGCCGTCGCGCCACAGGACCAGGGCTCGCTCGTCGAACTCGAAAGCCCGCTGGGGGTCGGTGTAGCGGGTGTAAGCGAGCGGGTCGACGCGCTGCTGGCGTTCGCTGCTCCGCCGGACCTTCCGAGAGCGGGTGACTGCGGCCTTGGCGAATACGGAGGGCACACTATCCGGCGCCTCCCTCGATGACGGTCAACCGGCTCTGCATGAACTCGCTGAACTCGGACAGATCGACCTTGTGCCGCCGCATCCACTCGCGCACGTAGGGCTCCAGTTCCTCGTCCTCGCACTTCGCGGCATCCTCGGCACGGCTGGCCAGGTGCTCCTCCGGGGAGAGGGTGCGGGGGTTGGCGGCTCGCTTGGCAGTGCGGAGCTCGCCCAGCTCGAGATGCACGGCCCGGGCCTGCGCTCGGAACTTGGCCACTGCGTTCCAGGAGTTGACCAGCTCGGCGTCCTCGATGTTGGCCATGAGGCCCTGGAGATCCTCCTTGAGGAAGGTCTCGCGCTTCATGGCGGTCCATCGGCGGACGCGCCTGCGGGGAGGCTTCGGGGACATCAGGAGACAGCTCCCCGGGCAACGCGCGCGGCCCCATTTTCCCAGGCCTGGCGCGCCCCGGATTTTCGCGATCCCCGCTCACACACATAGTTGCGGATTTTCGCAAGTATGCGCGCGCGCGGAGCGCGACAAAAACACCTCGCCCCTCTGCGCAGATCCTGATCATGCCCTCTGATCTCGACCCTCTGATATCCTGCTTCCTTCCTGCCTTTTCGAGCGTTCATTCCCTGCTTCCCCCTTGCCTTCTCGTCGATAATGCCGAGGGGTGCAAGGCCTGGCTGGATCTCGCTGATATTCGGCGTTCGCTGGTTCTCCGCGTGCTGCTTTCCGGGCGGGAAGAGCGGGCGGCCTCCAGGCGAAGGGCCACGCCCCTCAACCGTGTGGCCTCCTCCTCCAGGCGTAGCGCCTCCTTCAGCTGCTCGGCTATCCGCTCCGCCTCCTCCTCCGGGATGTCGGGCAGCGTGGCCAGCTGAGCCAGCACGTCTTCCGCCGGATGGAGACGGTCAGGCGTCTCGAACTCGTGGACCTGGCCATCCCTGCCGAGCACGATGTAGCGAACGCCCGTCACTTCCGCTTCTGCAGCTTCAGCGCCTGCTCCTTCGCCCCCCTGTATTTCAGCGTCGCGTCCTTGATGATGTGGTGAGGGGCCCAAAGCTCCAGCAGCTCGTCCACCTTATCGAGGTCGATCAGCATGTCCTCGAGCTGGGTTATCACCTCCAGCGCGAACTGGAACTGCGTGGGTCCCTGGATGCCCTGGCCGATCAGCCGCTCCAGCTGGGCCAGGCCATCGCCCTCTCCGGTGAGGACCACCTTGCCGCCGTTGGGAAAGGTGATCTCCTGCTGAAGGGTGCGGATTCTCATCTTGTTGTCGCTCATGGCTCGCTCCTCGGTTTGGTTTCGGACGGCTTCCCGTCCAGGATCAGGGGCCCTTGGACCCAGGCTTCTTTGACTATCGCCTCATGCATCTTAGCAGCCATCATCTCGGATAGCTTCATGGCCAGGATCTGTCGCAGCTCAGGGGGCAACAGCCGGAGCTGGTCCATCATCTCGGCCATGGCCTGCTCGGGCGTCCTGGAGCAGGGCCACCAGTGGAAGCCGAACGCCCCGGCCGGGCCCTCCAGCTTCAGACTGTAGCTCTTGCCCCTGCGCTGGCTCTCGGGAGCTGGGGAGTGGACGTGTATGGTCTTGTCGGCGCTGTCGCTCATCTCCCTCCTCCTTCCGGCGCGTCGCTCGGGGTGGCATGGGGCACCTCCACCACCTCGGCGAGGCCGGTCCAGGCCAGCAGGTAGCAGCAG